TGATTATTTCTCAACACCAGAAAGTGTAGACCCGCTTTTTTGTGTTCACTGATTTAAGTATTTTTCGAATTGTTGATGGTTTTCTTTCTTTTTTGCTGGGGAGATTTCAGCATAAATTTGAGTGGTTGAAATGTCTTTATGCCCAAGATCATCTTTGATGTCATCAAGGCTTAATCCTGCCTCACGCATTAAAACGGCATGCGTGTGTCTTAAATCATGGATACGGATGTGAGGGAGCCCAGCCCGATTGGTGATGCGATTAAAAGCACCGGTAGTTGCTCGAGATCGGAGCGGTTGTCCAAACTTGGCATCAGACGAATAGGTGAAGACAAAATCGTTATTGTGGCTAGTAGAAAACCGAAAACCTTGTACATTGCCGTGACTGAAATGGCGCTCATATTGTTGTTGAAGAAGATCATTTACTCGAGCGGTCATATATTCGGTTCTCTTAGAGCTTAATGTTTTGGGACGATCAAGCGCTATTTTGCCAGCGTTTGATCCAGTTTCAGCACGATAGATTCGTGTTGCATTGACTGATAAGGTATTTTTACTGAAGTCAATGTCTGACCAGCGAAGAGCCATGGCTTCACCCACACGAAGCCCGCAGTCAATCAGCGTCACAAAGAATGATAGCCACATGGGCTCTTTATCTTCTTCAGCTGCTTCTATAAAAGATCCAACTTGATCTTTTGTCCAAAAGTGAAGTTTTTTGGAATTGTCTTTAGCATACGCACTGAACTCGACACCAACGGTAGGGTTTTTGGTAATGTAACCAATTGCAACGGCTTTTTTTAATGCATTGTGCAACGTTCCATTGATGAGCTTTACTGTGTTAAGAGACAAGCCATCATTGAATAGACTGCTGATGAACTCCTGATGTTCCTTAAGCGTGTATTTGGCTAGTCGAATATCCCCAATTTTTGGGATGATGTATTTCTTAAGATTATATCGATAGATAATCATGGATCCCTCTTTGACATTAACCTTAAGCTTAGTGATCCACTGATTGAGATAATCAGCCATTAAAATTCTTTCAGTTTGGTAGTGAGAGTGGCCTCTGATTATTTCGGCCTCAGCTAAAGTTGCTTCTTGCTGGGCTATTTTTTCGGTTGGAAAACCGCGCCGATGAATTTTTATTTCTTTTCCTGTCTGAGGATCAACACCAGCGAATATATAGAATTCCCAGGCCTTTTTGCCATCTTTTAGTTTATATGAGCTAATTGATGCCATGATATCGCACTCCTTTTGAACTCTTAGAGCTTGTAATTCAAACGTATGTTCGCTATGCCCTTAAAATAAAACCCCGTTATGGGGTCGTATTATTGCATATTTCTAACCATCATCATGAGCACGCCGATAATGATAAAAACGGCTGCCCACCAGAGGTTGCTGCCGGGCTTATCTGGGTCAATGAGCCAACGAACCCAATGATGCCTGTGGCCAAACAGGGCGAAGTAGACGCCTATAAGAACAATGATGAGGCCAATGAAGTGTGCCTCGCTTAATGTATCTGGACCGTTCATAAGTACATCTCCAAGAACTAAGCTTAGATTTCGTTTAGCTTGCTGAACTCGATGTCATTGTTGTATCTAATCTTGACGGTTAGTGGTGTGCAACGAATGATGACGGGTCGATCATACTGTAGCGATTTTTGAAAAGTGTTGAGGCTTTCAGCAAAGTTTGGCAAGACCTCCTCAGCAGTCAATACAGCTGTTTTTGCACGTAATAGCAACGATGAGTGGTGTAGCTCATTGAAACAGTAAACAGCCACCACAGGCTTCTCTAGGACGTTGTGAATGGTAGTAGTGTCTCGATCAGTGTAAAAAAGGATCTCTTTAAGCGATCGGTGTGATTTAAGTGGTGTCAGCGAAACTATATTAGGAAAACCGGTATCGGTATCAAGCGTAGCTACCTGCATAACGGTACACTCTCTTAACAGTATATCGGCCTGCCTGATCGTAGAATTTGCCATAAGTAAGACTCCTGTCTTAACTATTAATTTGATGCGGGTGGCGGGGCTATTAGCGTTGATGGTGAATACAATTCATCTTTGCTATAATTAGGTGAATGATGTTCATTGGCGACTAGAAGGGCAGTGACTAAAATGGAAAATCGTGTTGAGATAAAAGACGGACATGTTTTTGTAAACGGAACAGAAATTAGCCTGGTCGATGATATACAGCTTCATCCCGCGTTGAACGACACAACGCAAGTTCAACTGAGTTTTAAAGCTACGAGCCTGCATGTAGTTTATCCCGGATCTCGGCGGTGATGACGTTCTGAATGATTAGTACGAAATTCTTTATGATATAATCAGTGAAAGATAACTAGACATTCACGGAGAGGAGCGATGATGATGAATGAAGACAAGCTAGGTTATAGTTATTCATATGATTTGAAAGATGGAATTGTCAAGGTGAAGGATTTTGTGAAATATTTAGAGTCTTTACCCAGTGATTCCACAATCAGAATTCAGGGTATTTCAGATGATCGTCCGGCTGTTATTGATGACAATGTCTATTTTGAAAAAAGTAGTGGGCAATTAGTTATCCAACCTGATTCATTATCTATATGATCACATGAAAATGATCACATGAAATATGTGTGATGGAGCTCCATGATTAGTTTGAAGCTTCGATTGAATTCTGTGTTTAGTTCATGTTCCTTACGTACCACTTGCATAGCTGACAGACTATATAGTTTTGCCATAAGGACTGGGTGCTCGTTCCCTCTTTTGCTGCTAATAATTGCCTTATAGTTGTACGTGGCAATCGCATCCTGATAATTTGAGATGGGACAGTACCCATCTTCGTCAATCCAGCTAATTTGGAAAAACTTGACGACTTGGTAAACATTCTTAATTACTTCTTCGCAAAGACCCTTTGTTGGGATTAAAGTCCCGTGAATAACTCTGTTGCGTTTTTCTGTGGAATCGTACATTTTGTTCAACATAGGAATTGCTGATTCTCCAAAAAGTAGTAGGGAAATCGTTGCAAACGAAGCAATAGATCTTTCTGAATACTTAATAGCGTGTGATTTATCAATGATTTTGTCCATTGGTTTGTGGTTGGTTGTTGACCAAAAGTAAGCTTTGATAGCTGTGTTTCTGAATTTTTCCAAGCTCGTAACTGCGCTTAGATAGCATTCATAGTATTCTTCATCATCATACGCTCGTAAAGCATTTTCAAATATTGGAACATACAGAGGGGTGCGTAATACTGCATGAAATGTATGACCCCTAGGACATATAAATTTCAGTGATTCGTCATTAGTTACTTCCGCGACAGCTCTAGATTTATAATCGCGGCATTCAGCGCACATTGTTTCAATTTTCATGTAAGACATCTCCTTACATTGTACTGACAGTGCTTACTTGTTTTGCTTATCAGCCCTCGCCACCGGGGCTATTTTTGTACCCAATAAAGGCCCCAAGTAGGGGCCTCGATTATTACTTGTTTGCTTGTTTACGTAGTGCAATAAAGTGCCAAACGAAGAAGCCGACACCAATGATGAATGAAACCCAACCCCAGATTTGCAAGTCTGAATATACGTGCGCGTTGCTGATCGCGAATAACCACGAAATGATCATCAAGACAAGACCGGCAATGTCACCGCCTAGCTTTTCTGATTTGCGGGTAACAATATAAATAATTCCCGAAGCGATGAACAGGATTGCTACCACAAAGCCAGCACTTCCACCCACGTCCTTTGACTTATCAATAGCATTACCAACACCCACAGCGCATGATTGCAGCAAGATAAACAAGGATAATACGATTTGCAAAATCCCAACAACTAATTTTGTTGTTTTCAATATACGATGCCTCCAAAATATTCAGCTTTTATAGTCGTCAGTATTTGGACTGATTTGTTCATTTTATCAAGCCAAAAATAGAGACGTTCAAAAGTCACTTTTTGGCCAAATCTGAATACGTGATAAACCAAGAACCCAATGCACTTTTAGCTTTTTTTACTTTAGCAGTTAAGATTTCACCCTTCTCAACCGAAATTCTGGGATTCTCACTACTAATAAAGTTAAGATGTTTCCCAGCCCAAATCGTATGGCCAAGTTCTCCATTTGGAATGACCTTTTCCGCTTTGAATTCAATCGTCTTACCATCGATATTCTTTCCCGAGTTAAGAGCTGCTTCGGCTGTGTTTGCAGTGTAGTCAGCTTTTTTGGCTGCATTACTTCCACAGGCAATCAATAAAATTGCCATCAACATAGTCATTATAAAAGCTATCGATTTCTTCCCCATAAACGTAACCCTCCCAAAATATTGAGCTTTTATAGTCTTCAGTATTTGGACTGATCTTATTTAACAGTTGGCAAATCGTTTCGCTGCCAATATTTCGTGGCAAAAGTGGGAACATTTCCATCCGAGAAGCCTTTCAAATTCAATTCGTTTAGTTTTGATCCTTCTAGGTCAGCAGTCATTTCCTTTGTACTGTGAGTATTACCACCGGTGTCCTCGGTGGGGTATTTGACCATAACAGATATGTTCGAAAAGTCATTTCCTTTTGATTTCTTGAAAGCCTTCCAAACTGACGCAATGTCAGTATGCATCGCTTGAACCGCAGCCTTGTCGTCCCAATCGCTGCCTTCCTTCACAGTAACCAGAACCGTCTTTGACTTTGGATCAGCATAAACGCCCCCGACTTCCGTAACTTTCAAATCAGGTTCATAATGTTTCAACATCGCCTTTACTGATCTGTCACTATTCAGCTTATATATTCTTGTAGACGGAGAAGCTGATTCTTTTTTGAACTCGTTGACACAGCTTGAAATGCCGGCGACCAGTAGAACAATGACGATAAATACTGTCCAAAACTTCCAACTTTTCCAAAAATGCTTTTTAATCTCTCGATGAGATCTCCTAGTTTCGTGACCCATTTTTAATCCTCCAATCTAAATGCACTCGCTTGTTGCGTATAAAAACTTCCCAATGATTTTGAAATCTTGAATCCCGTTTTTAGGAAACACATAAGGCTTGAAAGATGGGTCCCATGATGAAGGCTCGAACATCACCGCCAATGACGTTTCTCTAAATCGCTTTATGGTAGCACTTTCTGAGTCGATCATAACGGCAACTATATCACCGCTTTCTGGCTCTAAATCTTTCGAGAATACCGCTGTATATCCGTTGGGAATTTCTCGATTCATGGATTCGCCGTCAACTTTAAGCGCAAATAGGTTCTTTGCTCCGTATCTTTTAGCAAAGCTCTTAGTAACATTTATCTGACCGATAATATTTTGTTCAGCCCACTTGGCAACACCGGCTTGAATTTCTCCATAAACCATTACTGGTTGGTCAGCAACTTCGGCAGAAATTGGTATTGCATTTTTTGGCAATCTGTCTGTCGATTCAATATAGCCAGCTAATTTCATTAACTTTATTGGATCAACATTGTACGCCTTGGCAAGCTCGCGTAAAACTTCCGGGCCAGGCAAATATTCTTTTCCTCGTGTGTTAATTCCTCGTTCGGCAAGGGATATTGTGTTGTGGCTTAATTTCCCATGAGTAAGATCAGCTACCTCACGAAGTGATCTTTTCCCACGCAGTTGTCGCAGGTACTGGCCAAGTTCTGTCATATAATCACTCCCATCTATAATTGTAAAGTTAGCGTTACAAAAAAACTACGAAATTTTTGTAATAAGGTGTTTACAATATGTAATGTATGGTGTACTATATATCTTGTAAGCAAAGGAGGTGTGTTTATGAACAAACTTTATGAGTATCGTCAAATGAAACACTTATCTCAAAGCGAGTTAGCACGCAAGAGTGGACTTTCTCGGCAGACGGTCATCATGGTTGAACAAGGTAAGCAAAGTCCTACATCAGTTACTGCTAAAAAGATTGCAGACGCTTTAGGGTCAACAATTGAGCAAATTTTTTTTGCAGATGATGTAAACACCGGAGTACGAGACGCAAAAAACATTATTCCCACCCAGCGAGAGGAGGCAGTCAAATGAATCCAAAAAAGAACAGGGTGGTAGAGACACCCCATTCTCTGCGCATCAATGGTCACTTTATCCCCTGGGTGACGAAAGTCAAAGTTGATAATCCCGGTTCTCCTACTGATGAGCTTCGAGAAATAACCGTGACTTTCGTTGCAGGATCTTATCATTTCAAATCACGGGATGAGCTCCGTGATCGCTTTAGTGATCGCGGCAATGGTTACCGGAACACCTTGGGCACGAAGAGCATCCTTCACCTTTTCCTTAAAAGATGGTTTGGAAAGTGCGCCCAAGTATTGATGGCCAGTGGTGCTAAGGCGCTCAATCGTAAATAGCTTGCCCATCTTGCTCGAGGTAACTCTGCAAACGATTAAGCCGTCATTGATCAAGTTTTCCAGCGTATCAATGGTATCATTCGTAAAATCTCGGTGAGCTTGTTGATCGTTGCCCATTGCTAAAAGGGTTCGTTTAACCGGTTCCAGTTTTTCGAGATCCTTGATTAGAGCAAATCCATCAGTTGGCCGATCAGTATTCACAGTTTTCAGCACAAGTTCATAAAGTTCAAAGTAATCCATTTTGTCACCTCCCTTCGATGCAATTATCTCATTCGGCGGGAGACAATCACACAATATTCAGTTTTCAAGTTAAGGAGGTGAGGAACATGGATCGACAGCAAATGATCGAAGCGCTGATGAGCTACCGCGATGATAAGCCCAAAGCGTTTTGGGAAACCATGGACGATGACATGCTTCAGATGGCTATTGAAGTCGAGAAAAAGAAGGCACGAGATGAGTTAAAGAATTACCTAGCTACAGCATGATTGGAGGAGATGGTAATGAATGAGAAGGAAAAAGAAAAATTTTTAATTGCCAAGTTAGCTCAATCAGCAGATTCTGTGGTTCAACTATCTGAAGCCCTTCGGTATGCTACTACGGTTTTGAATCACGATCTAAAGAAAGTCTGTGAGTTGCTTGAATTGTATTCAGATCAGTCACGATGGAGATTGCTATTGATTCAATACAACTTTTGAGGTCGTTAACATCCCATTCGTGTTTCCGATAATAGTGTGTTTCATCGTTACCAATCTTTGCACTGATCTGGCCGAGAGCTTTGATGTCATTTGAGTCAATCAATGAAAGAGCACTTTGAAGAGAATTTAAGGAGAAGAAGATGCCATCACAAATCGAAGTAATGAAAACCTTACAGACCACAAATCCGCAGTCAGTTCACATTGTGAAGTTGATAAAAGTGACTGAGCGCATTGGCGATGGTACTCCCAATGATCCAGTGCAGTTTGTGGATTACTACTACACGTTAGATGGAGAGAAGGTTGCTACTTCTTATAACGTTCAACCGGAGGATGTTTAACCATTTGTTGCATCTTAACGATAGTGATGAAGATATTCAGATAAGATTTCATTTCGTCCAATGCTTGCCTAGCGTTGAAATCATCAGGGCGATTCCAATGTACGAAGTCGTTGGCTGTAAGTCTAACTACGTCCGCTGGAACCATTCCAAACGGATTCTCCCCGTAATATTGCTTGATAGCTTGACCGAGATTCATTTTTGCAATCTTAGACGCCGAATCTTCTGTGGTGTCGAGTGCGGAATCCTTTAAAAGGACCTCTAATGCTGCCCGATATCCCATGCCTGCAAGATCGAGATCTCCGCGAAGCTCAGATCGTTCAGCAGAATTATAAAGAGATATGAATCTAGGAGATAGTTTTGCGAGCAATTCGTCAAATTCTGTGCCCTTTTGTTCTGGGTAAAGCATTTGCTGACGACGAATTTTACCAGTTTCCGAGGCTATAACTGCAATCGATTCCTTTGTGCAGTAGGTACAGTGATAGCGAAGTATGAATGTATCAATGGGACCTTCTGCAAAGTGATCCTTAACATTGATGTTTGGATTAAAAGACACATGGCACCAAGGACAAAGAGATGGAATTTCAAGAGAAATCTGAGTACCAGTGCCTAGTGAGTGTTTTATCACCTTTATAGGTTTTACATTTTCATTCATTTCTCCACCTCGTTGTAAGGCGGGAAGTCGAAGAAGTCGCGGACGGAGATGCCGAGGCCAGAACACAGCGCAGGCAGAAGCTCAATTGGAAAACGGGTGACATTTTCTTCTGTCATTAAATCGATTATTGGCAAAGGGTCAACACTTGCCAAGGTACAGAAAGAGCTAATGCTTTGTCCTCTTTGCTCAATAAGCGTGACAAATCTGTACAAGATAAGCCTTGAAGTCGGATCGATCGGATCAAGCTTGAAGTTTTTCTCCATGGCTAATACTGATTCACTCTTTTCCATTTAAAAGAATCCTCCTCACTCGTTCACGTTCCTCAGGTGTCAAGGCATTACCTAGTTCTTCCCACTTAGAACGCTGCTTAGCGGCAGATGAGCCGTCAGGGCGCTGATTGTACGGAGGAAAGTCGAGGAACTCGGTGAGGGACATGCCAAGGCCAGACGCGACTTTTGCTAGGGTGTTTATGCCAGGATTGGCTGACCGTGTGCTGATAATTGCGCTCAGAGAAGACTGAGAAATTCCAGCGATTAGCGCCAGTCGGTTGGCTGTCAGATTCTTATTTTCCAATAGTTGTTCAATATGACGACTCAGAAGGCTTTCAGGGCTATCCATGATCTCACTCCTAACGATATATGACTAAGAAGATTGTACCCAGTTAACGAAATATTTTGGAAAATTAGCACGATATGCTTGCATATTAGTAATGTAGTGCTAATATATAGCTATAGGTTAGCAACATATTACTAGCCGGAAGGAGGCAATTATGAAAGCAAGCGAACTGGTTCGCCTATACCGAAAGCGCTCGCACATGTCCCAGAGCGAGCTGTCGAATCTCAGCGGTGTTGCTCAAACAACTATTAGCGCAATTGAGCGTGGTGTTGACCCAACTTGGGACAATATGAAGAAGTTGGCGTTGGCGCTGAACATTACAGTTGATGATTTGATGGGGACGGAGGTGAAGAACTAATGGAAGCGACAAAGGAAGAACTTAAGGCAGCATTCAAAGATCTCCTTTCTGATAATGACTTTCGCCGTGAGATACGTTCCGAAATTTCTCCAGTCGGCGGTCTTAATCCAGAAGCGAAGTCCTTCAAGGCAGAAGTCAAAGACAAGTTGCAAAAAAGATATGAACAGCGCTTCGGGAAGGAAGCATATGGCAGCTACAAACTGGTAGAGGCTTTCAATACATTGCTTAGGTATCATTTTGATCTTCGGAACGTTTCATCGTTATCTGACGATCAGGTGCCACAAGCACGTGAATTGTTCGATGAATACACACAGCTACTTGATTTAAGGAGGCCCCAAAATGAATGAACTAATTAAGACCATCACACGTGATGATGGAACTATCGCAGTAAGCGGTCGCGAGCTGCACGATTTTTTGGGAGTTGGCAAAGACTTCTCCAACTGGTTCAAAGATATGGCCTCGTATGGGTTTGAAGAAGGTAAAGACTTTTCGCCGTTTTCGGCGAAAACCCCAAATGGCGGGCGTCCACGCATTGAATATGTCATGACGCTAGACATGGCAAAGGAAGTTGCCATGATCCAACGGACGAATAAAGGTAAGCAAGCCCGCCAGTATTTCATCTCTGTGGAGAAGCGGTACAAGCAACTCGAAGCGCTGCCTCATACGCCCGAGGAAAAGCTCGCTTTAACCATGGAAGTGGCCAATAGGAGCGCCGAGAAGGTCATGAAGCTTGACAATCGTGTCACTGATTTAGAAAAGAATGCCCCAATTGCTCCGGGAGAATACAGCTACATCAGCCGACAGGTGAGGAACGTGGTTGAGAGTTATATCAATACGCATCATCTTCGGATAACCCAGAAGCAACGTGGACTACTCTACAAAGATGTCAGTCGCGGTATGAACGAGTACGTCGGTATCAAGACACGAACCCAACTCCGCAAGCGAGATTTTGACAGGGCAGACGAGTACATCAGTAACTGGCATCCGTCAACTGCCACGATGATGCTGATTAGGGAAACACAAGACGATCAACGGAACGTCTCTGATCAACTTGCTATGGGTTAATCATAGCCCTATCTAGCATGAATCAATATCCACCAATATTTCATCTTTTAAAGGAAGTGGAACGTATGAAAGCAACAATTAGTAGCCCTTTGAATAGGTTCGCTACTAGAACCAACACGCCACAGAAGGTGATCGCTTATGCAGCAAAATTAGGGCGCTCAACGATCAACAACTATTTTCATGGAACTCCCATTAGAGCAAATGAAGCTACTGACATTGCCAATTCGATGAATGACAGCGAACTAAGCTATGAAATGGCTAACTTGTTTCTAGGAATCCCTAAGCTGTTTAGCGGTGACGGAATATACCACGATTTACGCGGGCTTTTATTCACCGATAAACGAGAAGAAGACGAGGAGAAAGCTTCTTTCATCAAGCACGACATTGAGGGTATTGCTAATGATCCCAACTTTACACGTGATGACGCTAAAAACTTGAAAGCATACGCATTCGAAAAATTGGATAGCACAGTCGCAGATCTAACCGAGCTGAATGCCATTTGTGAAATGCTAGGCATCTCAATTATGGATCTTTTCAGCGAAAGGCTCCCACATTATCAGAAACTTCATTATATGAGGAAGGAAGAGCAGGCATGGAACAAGGATTCACACTGATCGATCCCACTAAGCCGCAAAGGACACGCAAGCCCTTTAAGCCCAAAGTTTATTGGACGCCAAAAGATGTCATGGCACACTATCAGGTTTCCGCTGCGACAGTGAGCCGTTGGAAGAAGCGTGGCGCTCCATTCGTTGGACCAGGTAAAACACAGCGAGTTGAGCCTGAGAAGATGGAGCGTTGGTTTGCACGACAATAGGAGGCCTAACAAATGCTAGAAGCAATCATGTCGGTGCTGTTCGACCCATCATCAGCCTTTTGGAAATATCTTCTTGTAGCTCTGGCTGGCATCATGATCGGTGCCACAGCAGTAGGAGGTTGGAAACAATGGACACGATAAAAAGAGCACAAAAAAATCCCGTAGCTCCTACTACGGGAAATCAGAAACTGAGCAGATATTATTATGACTTAATTTTATCACGGAAGGCGGTCGATGACCATGCTTGATTACAATACAGCGGTTCTGAACGAGTATCAACGACGAGAAGCGCTTGAAGATAAAGCCATTGCCGATTGGGAGTCCTATCACGGTACCGTCCTGCCCAAAGATATGGATATCGAACAAGCGGAGGAGTTTTTGGCCACCGCCGATGAATATGAAGTTGATACAAAGAAGCCTTGGTTCTATCAAAGCTGTGCTACATCGCGTTATGAGGGCGCCTTTAACAAAGACAAGGCGAAGGAATACTTGAAAGATTGGATCAACATTCACGGCCCTGAGCGATTCTTAAAAGACGCTGCTAGTTCTACGTATCCGAAAACAGAACTGGTTGAGATTTTCTTCGGCGGTGACAGCTTAGACGTTATCGATTTCATGAAGAATCAAGGATTTCAGGAATGGAAATAGGAGGAGCAGCATATGACGACACAATATGACCTAACAAAAATGCCAGTTAAGAAACTGATTGAGACGCAAACGATTAAGAATAAGTTTGCAGCGCTTCTGGACAAACGGGCACCACAGTTTCTGTCATCGATTGCCAGCGCGGTAAGCCTTAATCCAAGCTTAGCCAGAGTTGATCAGTTAAGTGTTATCAACTCGGCCCTGGTAGCAGCAACGCTTGATCTTCCGGTTAACCCGAACCTGGGTTTTGTCTACATCGTTCCATACAAGAACCAGGCGCAGCCACAGATTGGTTATAAAGGCTATATCCAATTAGCTCAACGATCAGGACGATATCAGCGCCTGACTGCTTTACCAATTTATGAAGATGAGTTCAAGAGTTGGAACCCACTAACGGAGGAACTTGAGTACACGCCGAACTTCCACGATCGCGAAGCAAGCGAAAAACCGGTTGGCTATGCCGCATCGTTCAAACTGACTAACGGTTTTGAAAAGATGGTCTATTGGACATATCAGCAAGTCGATGATCATCGCAAGCGTTTCAGCAAATCTGGCGGTGGCGCGGAGCCCAAGGGCGTTTGGAAAGACAACTACGAAGCTATGGCCCTGAAGACGGTAATTAAATCGCTGCTGACTAAGTGGGGTCCAATGACAACCGACATGCAAAGCGCGGTCAGTGCCGATGAAAAACCAGTCGAAGCTGATCCAGAACTGAGGGATGTTACCCCCGAAGATCCTAACTCGATCGAGGATGCACTTAACGCTCCCGCTGAACCCGTCACAAAATCGGAGGTGAAGCCAGATGCTTTTAAGCCAGACATTACCCACGACCCAAATGCAGGAAAACAACCAGAAATCTTTGACGGTCAACAAGGATAATTATTACTCGCTGGATACCAGTTTCAAATATCAGTCTGCTACCTGGTTTAAGAAATTTCTGACATGCGAAGCAGAAGCGATGGCCGAGCTGCAAGGTAAATGGACGCCAAGAGGTGATCCGACTGCCTTGCTGGTTGGAAACTATCTACACAGCTATTTCGAATCCAAGCAAGCTCATGAGTCTTTTATCAAAGGACACCCAGAGATGTTCTCAACTCGTGGATCATCAAAAGGACAACTGAAGGCCCCGTATAAACAAGCTGATGCGATGATTGCCACGCTTGAAGCTGATGAGAATGTTCAACGACTTTATCAGGGTGAAAAAGAAGAGATCCTTACCGGTGATCTGTTTGGGGTCGAGTGGATGGGCAAGCTGGACTGCTTCGACTCCACAAAGTCATTCTTTTTGGATCTGAAGACCACACAGTCGCTTCACAAGAAGTATTGGAAACCAGGAGAACGTCAGCCAACCAGTTTCGTTGATGCCTATAACTATCAGCTTCAGATGGCGGTTTATCAGGAGCTGATTTACCAAAATTACGGAACGCGACCACGAGCATTCATCATTGCCGTGACCAAGGAAGATGTACCCGACCATGCCGTCATCGAAGTGCCACAGTACCGTATGGACGAGGCACTGGAAGAGATCCAGGACAGCACCGAACACGTTGAGGCGGTTAAATCCGGTCAGGTGCGGCCACATCGATGTGAGGCCTGTGATTACTGCAAGGCAACTAAACGAGTCGCCACAATTATCAGCATGGATGAGCTAGTCGAGTAGGAGGTGACTCACCGCATGGATTTATTCAAGCTAATTCGAGAGTTCTACATTCAGCAAAGCGTTAATCCGCTAAGCACAGGACAGATAGCATTATGGCATGGGCTGGTTTACCAATGTAACCAGCTAGGCTGGCCAAGCGAATTCAATATGCCGAATCGAACACTCGAAACGTTGACTGGTTTAAGCCGTCAGGGCATCGTCAAAGCCCGCAACGCGCTAAAGCAGTCAGGGCTGATAGATTTTCAAACTAACGGTGTTAAGGCAACGACCTACTCAGTCATCGATATTTCACGAAAACTTAGTACGTCAGATAGTAGGCAACCTAGTAGTCAAGCTGATGGCAGTGTGTCAAATAGTAGGCAACACAGTAGGCAACATAGTAGGCAACACAGTTTACAAGGTAGTTTACAACCTAGTAGGCAACACAGTAGCACATACACTAAACAAGACGAGACTAAACTAGACAAAACTAAACGACAACAGACTACTGCTCCAGTAAAGGCAGCGGAGAGGCCTGCTGAAGAACCGTCATCGTCGTCATCATCAATTCTTGATATTTGCAATTTCTGGGAAGGAAACGGGTTTGGACAACTGTCACCGTTCACCAGAGAAAGCCTTGTTGATTGGGTTGATGACATGCGAAAAGCAGGATCACCTGAACCTGAGAAGCTAGTCCTAAATGCGCTACGGACTGCAGTTGAAAGCAATGTCAGAAACTACAAGTACGTCAATGGCATCTTGAAAAACTGGGAGAGCAAGCGTCTTCTCACGGTTGCTGCTGTCGAAGCAAACGATAGTGAACGCCAGTCAAACCGAACGCCGCACACTGAACCGAAAAAGGAGAACTGGGGATATGGAGTCGACTAAAGGACTATTCACACATGCGGACGTGCAAAGAATCATTGAGAAGCGTGGAATTGACGTTAATACGCTGCCAACTCAGGCCGAGATCGAACACCGCTTCTACGAACGCTCTATGGCCGCATTGAACCGTAAAAAGGCACGTGCCATTTATCGCTACTCAGTCTTCCCCGGAAACGTTCCGGCTAAGTTTACGTTCGAAAAATGGCAGCCTGAACTACAAACGGATCAGCAAAACTCTAGGAATCTGGGGAATCGTGCATACAAGCTGACCAAGCAAATGACGGAAGTGCCTAAGAACGTGGTTCTGTTTGGACCGCGTGGGACGGGTAAAACGTCCTTGGCCTTAGCAATGCTAACCAGATTGCGCGATCAAGGCCAGTCGGGACTGTTTATTTCAACAGCAGAGCTGAGTAACCTGATGGGCTTGCAATACGATGCACCAGACGTTCGCCTGCGTTTAGCAGGCATTGAGCGGGCAATGAAAGAGGCTGGCGTGCTGTTGTTGGACGACTTCGGCACAGAAGGCGGTATGAAACTCGACATCAAGCCAGTGAGACGTGACATGCAAGAGCTGATGTATCGCGTTGCAAATGCCCGCCTTGATTTTGAGAGCAACAGTCCTCGTCTATCAACAATCATCACAACGAACAACGAGCTGAGTGAGCTTGAGCACATGTACAACAGCAAACTCATTAGCCGCCTCATTCCAAAATCAAAAGACTGCACACTCAACTTTGAAGATTTGAAAGACGTAAGGGGAAAACAAAAGTGAGAGTCGAAGAAATGACGAATAGATATTTGCAACGCTTGGATGAACGTTTGCGGGCCTACGAAACGGCCTTGAATCAAACAGTAGCGGACATCGAACGCGATTATGACAGTGGTTTCCTAAACGTTACTGAAGCACAGTGGCAAGACATCGTCGTGCTTGTTGAGAGCATTGTTCAGGCAAATACACGCATGATTCATGAAGCGTCAGATAGCATATATGCTAACGGCGAAGTTTCGGGCAACTTGCTTAAGTTAATTAAACTAGCTAAGCACTTCGCAACACTGGACTTTTCAGAAACGCCATTAATTAAGCAGGAGGCAGAATTATGACACAAGTAACAGTACGTTTATACGAGCAGGGCGACAAAGTGTGGCGCGACTTCAAAGCTGAATTGCAAAAGCGATACAAAAACGCAGTTAAGCTAGATATTTCTGAAAGCGAAGCATTCTCAAAAATCGAAAAGCAAGCGTTCAATAACCTGATCGTTGTATCAAAGAAAGCGATTGTCGAGAAACGTGCGGTAGCCGGTGTTGATAATCGAGATATGCCTTCAGTCGCACTGATCAGCAGCATCAAGGCTGTAAATAAACGCGGGGAAGCTAACCGTAAGAAGTATGCAGTACAAGTTTCTGAGGCGGCAAGCAAGAGCAAAACACTAACAGAGGTTACAAAACGGATCGGGAAGTCAACAACGTTCGTTAAGCGAGTGGCAAGTGAGTTTGAGATCAAGTTACCGCGCCGCAACAACGGCCATGAAGAGATTGCGAGTCGTTAGCAATTTAGCGAGTGAGAATGCAAGAAACTACAGGAGGAATCTTCAAATGCAAGCAATTAAAACAAAAATGATTGTCGGTGATCTGGTTATGGTTCCTGATCGAGTATTCATGGGCGTGCGTGATCTTGGCGGTGTGGCACGAATCATCAGAATCGAGCGATACAACGCCAGAGGTGAACGTCAAGACATCAACAAGCCAGTTGCTTTTGATGGCAAGGCACCCAAAGAGCTAATCACAACGGTTGAGATGGTTGATGGCAAGCAACGTCAATACTATCTGAAGGACGTGAAGCCAGCGTGAACAGGATCATTATTCCATTGCCCCTCATGACTCTTAACCAGTACATCAAGGTTGAACGAGGCAATATGTTTGGCGGAGCAAAAGTCAAGAAACAAGCAACGGAAACGGTAATGTTGGCTGTGAGAAAAGCGATGAATCAGGGCGTGAAATTTCAATGGGGAAAACCCCTAAGTTTCGACTGGTACTGGTATGACAAGCGAACAGACCCGGACAACATCGCGTTTCAGCACAAGTTTATCTTCGACGGCATGCAAAAGGCTGAATTTTTAGAAAACGACAACTGGGATCACATTGTAGAACTGCGAGATCGGTTCTTTATTGACAAAGCTAATCCGAGAGTTGAAGTCGCAGAGATCGATTGAGGAGGCACACAAATGACGAGAAAAGAGTTTAAACATATGTCGCTTGATAGTGCGATGGTGGCCGTTGTGCTTACTGCGCTGCTATGTGGCTGTGAGGAGGCCGAGCAATGAAAACTGGAGACAACACGTTCGATGACATCTACATCAGCAAAGAGACTGGCAAGGTCGTAGGCGTCATGCTTGATGGACGCGACTACAAGCTTGTGCCAATCAAACAGGAGGACGGAGAATGAGTAAACATTTTGAAGAAATGAGCCAACTGGAGAGGATTGATAAAAAATGAAATTCAAGATTGTGGGCCGCAATGGCGAAACCAAAATCAAGGAATTCAGGTCTCAGTACGAAGCAGATTTATACTGCGAGCGTCTCAACCATGAGCGGTTGGAACGCCTTGGCTTGATTGAGCACCTGAACACACCAGCAATCGAATTTGAGTAGGAGTACATCACCATGAAGACATACACCAAGCGGCGCTGCGGAAGGAAAGCCAGGATGCATTTAGCAATGTGGAACATGGAGAAATCGTGAAATTGGAGGAAGAAAAATGAACTACTACGAAACAGAAGAACCTTTCTGTAGTTTAATCGTTGCTAACAACACTAAGGAAGCCCTCAATTTATACCGTGAAATGTATGGAGATAATGATGATCCCGAAAAGTTTAATGAGTTAAGCCGTGAAGAAGCACTGCATCGTATTGCTTCTGCAAAAACGGAAGACGGAGATAACCTCACCTACAAGGAGGTTAAAGAAGATTTGGAAGCTAAGGTACCTACAATGCTTCTGGTAGACGGAGACATCTTATAGGAGGCGGAGAAATGAAACGAGAGATTAAGTTCATGGAGAATCCAGAGCTACTGGAGGGAAAACAATGATTGCCGTCATGTTGCTAATCTCAGGTGTTGCAATGTGGATGTGGGCTAACTGGAGAAGAGGAAAGTGAAATGAATGATCGGCATCGAGCAGTCATGCGAGCGCGCATTAGGTATGAACGCAGGAAACATGAGCGAACAATGGACGAATTCGCAAAATCACTTTATCCAGTCTTCAATGCGGCCGCTGCAACGATTGAACAATGGCTTGCTGCCTTCCAGTTCAGGTAAACAAAAAGCGCGTCTGATGAAGGACGCGCCGGAGGCAGATTAAGCTAAGAGATGTAAGTAATGAATTTCGCCACAATAGAGGCTGCCTCCTTAATCAGTATAGCAAACGCACATGTTGAAAGTACATTTAAAAGCATCAAAAAAAGCGCACCATTACGGCACGCCGTTTCCCCAAACTTTTACAAATTTAATTATACCATAAGGAGTGGCGCTTGTGATGGAGCTTTTATCAATTAGCGATGAAAAGGATCGGGAAGCAGTCGAAAATATCCTGAATAAATACCGAGCAGAGCGTGGATTCATAAAGGCGCCAGTCAATCCAAAGATCACTAGTGCATGGGGAGACGGAACTTCTGCCAGCACTGTTCAGCGTCCGCTGTATGCACAGCGGCGTTTGGAGAGACAAGAATCGGCACGTAAGTTTTGTGACTGGTGCGACAATTGTATTGCATCAATGCCGAAACAATCGCATCAGCGTTTATTAAGGGTGCGCTATTGCGATGGGCCCGAAACAGACACGCCAGACGGTGATGCAATGAATATTCTCGATATATCTGCAGCAACCTACACACGCAGAAAGAAAAATGCGTTGTTAGCAGCGGCCTGGTACTTTGGCGTCACACCCAGAAAAAGTAGTGAGCAATAAATGATCGATGAATGAGGACTATTTGAGGACTAATTGATTGATAAATGAGTGGCGAACTAAAAAAGGAATCCCATATGATTGTATTGTGCCAAGGGAGCGATCCTAAAGCACCGCATTTTTCCTCCGAGCCATGGTGATGATAAAGCTGTGGCAAGGCGTGGCAATTAGGACTGACGGTGATAGTCAGGCGGGTTCGATTCCCGCATGCCACATTGTCCAGTTTAGCGACCGGGCACAACAGCTTGCGATGACCCCATCTGACACTGGGCGAGCGAGCAGCAACCGTAGCTCAGATGGGAGAGCAGTGGCATAAGCCTATCGGTCGTGGGTTCGAGCCCCACCGGTTGCATTGGACCCTGTCACTCCAAGAACATGATATATGAAGCGCAGATATCACCTCAATGTAGTATTCCAGTTCATGCTGGGGTACTATTTTTTTGAGGTGATATAAATGGATAACATTTTAGAGGTTTTAGCCATCTGGGTATCAAAAAATTTCGACTGGAATACCGCGTTACTTATAGTATTATTGGTTTTAATTTTGGTATGGCTTTATAAAAGTCCCGATATTTATAGGAACAGGGTGCATGATGATCGCACCGCGGATGCTGCCCAGCAACTTCAGATTGATAGCTACTATCGTGATGCAAACGGTCAATACATAAAGGAAAACTTAGACTGGTGGAATGAATTCTTGATCGATCCTGAGAAAAAAGCTCATGAGATGTCAGGCGATGAAGATGCGCCTATTGATCAAGAACACATAAATTTGTTGAATAAGCGAATGGCTTTTATTATGGAATTTAGTTCTGCCAGAACCGTTAAGTTGCTTTCAATTTATATGCAGAAAACTTATGCAGGTGATATTGATTCTGATGGAACGTTAGTATGCATTTCATACATCGTAGCGAGCTTGAGAGCTGACTATACTGGTGAAAAGGCGCTGCCTATGGACTTACTACAGATTAAGTTCAAGGACTATGGCGAAAACGAGAAGAAATACAAGAAAATAAGTAGGACCATAAAAAAGGAGACGGGAATTGATGACCACCTTAACTACCGCAGACTCAAATAATCTGCACTTGCTTCTGATTGTCGTTATTCTTCTGATATTACTTATTGGTTTCCTTTATTGGAATGAACGCAAACGATAGACGCTTCGGCGTCTTTTTATTTACACAAGCACTTCGCAAAGGTGAGGTGCTATTTTTGTGCAACAAAAAAGCCCTCGCTCTGAGAAAACGAAGGCCAATCACTTTGGAGTATGAGAATGAACTCACTAAGTCATTGTAACACCTAGATTGCAATAATAAAGTTACCACCTAGAA